GTGTCGGCGTTCGTATAGTATCAGAAATTACAAAAAACAGAATGAGAAAGGCACAATTAGGTAAAAAGCAATCTAAAAAAACAAGAAAAAAGAGATCTGACTCTCTAAAGGGCAAACCTCAAAAAAGGGTTTTTGTAAATAAAAGAGCTAAATCTATATGTAAACCTATTATGGAATTAACAACTGGTTTAACATTTAATTCTATTAAAGAATCAGCGAAATATTTTAATATAAGTTCTAGGGGTATAAGCAAAAATCTTCACAACCAATCTGTTCATTATTTTGGTAAAAAATTTATTTTCCTAGATAAAGGAGAGTTTCATGCAAATAACAGCTAATGATGTAGATAGAATCGAAGATTCTGGAACCATTGATGGAAATCCAGTAAAACTGGTTAGAACCAAAGGGGGGTTTTGGCTAGCGTTGGGAAGACGAAAATACAAGTCATCTGAGGATGTTTTGGCGGCTGGGTCTCATCCTGCTATCGTAAAATATCAATTAGAAAAGCAATTCCCAGATTACCATCCAGCCATGATGAAGTCCGAAGGATTTGTAGAACCCCTTGTTATGAGTCATTCGCATTTTCTATCAGATGATTTGAGAAAAAATGGCTATGACATCTTCTCTGTTCAGACAGGGCCAAGCGTAGAATTCCTTATCACAAAACATAACAGTCAAATTGCTACCGTGAATAGCGAATTCTCTAAAGATCACCTGATTATTGAAAATCTAAATATCCCCAAAGAATTTGCTAAAGCTATGGCGGGAGCTACAGTTGAAAAATCTGTTTCTTGTGAGGCAGGATTAAAACTGAAGAAATAACATGTGTGTAAAAATAGCAAATTCAATTTCTGAAGTCAAATACGATTCAAAAAAACCTTTAGAAGAACAGCTTAATGGTTATAATAAGGTTATCATAAAATATGAATCAAAAGACCCTGATATTGATAAATTTTTAGAAGAAATGGAAAGATGTTGTAAGACCGGAGTATGCTTAAACATAGATGTCGATATGTCGCATGGGAATAACCTCAAAGGAATGAGAGCAAAAAGACAGGCCAAAAGATTGGTAAAAGATTTGAATCTAAATGAAGCAATTAAGTTATTGGTAAATATGCATTCACAAGCAGATAGAACTTTGAAAGAAATGTCTGATTTTTGCTTAAACGGAAAGAATAATGAGTAATAGGCCTCCAATAGGTATTCAAATACCGGTGATAACGCCATTTGCACCACAAGTGCAAGAATCATTTGATCTGAATAGATTAGATGTTTTTGTTACTAGTCTTGGCGTAGATTTTTCTCATTTTAGGGCTATGATTAGTCCTTTAGGAAAGAATGATATTGGTGAAATTCGTAAAAATGATGGGGTAGACCAAATCACCTCTAATGGTATGCTTTACCGTTGTGCCGGTATTTTTACCGCTACCATGACCGACAACACCAGGGAACAGAAACGTACCCAAAGTGGAGTCACTGATCCATCAGAATCTAGACTCGTGATGCCGCGTTTTTACAATGTTCCAACGCCTACGGGGGTAGCTCAAGGAGAGCGTATATATCTAATGCCTGGAGATAGACTATACCTGTCTGATCCTAATGCAGATGTTTTGGTAGCTAATGTAGAAGAAATAGCCTATCAACCTGATATAGATAATGAGGCGATGTTTCCTATTGTGCGTTTACAAGAGAAAATTATCGATAGCCGTAACATAGAGTATACTTGCGGTATTGATTTTGAAATAACTCAAGGTTCTTGCGTAGTTGGAGGACAGTCTTTGGGTGGCAACATCAGATGGCTTTCCGGTGGGAAAAATCCTGGAATCGACCCATTAACTGGAAAAGGGCGTGTGTTTTCAATTAGATATCTATACAAAGCTTTTTATTATGTTATGGCACTACCAAAAGAAGTTAGGGTTACTAACGTAACCGGAGCAAATGGGGTTAGGGCGCCACAAAGGGCGGCGATGCATGCGATAATAGTGAGAGAATACGTATTCCATCAACAAAATCGCGGAGATAAGATGAATCAACTTAAGCCAAAGACCCAAGCTAGAACCATTAAGTCTCCGGTGGAAAATATTCTTTATCCTAATCAGCCAGTTAATGTTGACATTAGTAATGTACAAAAAATTGACATGAGCAATATAGAAAATGGGGATGATGAAAACGAATAAACTATTGTCTTTGCAAGGTAATCTTTATCATATGAGGAAAGAATATGTCTAAAAAAGTAAGAAGCATTAATAGTGGAATGATTGTAGATCCATCCACATTAGATAATTTGAAATACAACAACCCGGCTGGCTCTCAAAAAGTTAGCGAAGTTGGAAAGCATTTGTTGCCACTAAAACACATTAGTGGTGGTGCCGTTGCCTATACTACAGACGCAAGCACAGCGCGAGTATTAGATAGGGCTGGAGCTTGTTTGGCTATTTATAACAATAGCGGTACTGTTCAGTCACTCACCCTGAATGAAGCCAGTACGATTGCTTCTCTGGCTCCTGGCGTCACTGATTCTGCTGGACATGTTGGAATTCCTTGTATGCCTAATTCTTGGACTTATGTAGCTTGCGGATACTCTAATTGGGTTATCACCAGCAGCGCTAATTTGTTGGTTTTCCTGATTAACGATGAGACCTACATCACCGTCGAACAAACTTACTAAGGACTACCAATGTCTAATGCTGATCTATTTTTAAAGAAAGCTCTAGGTGAAGATTTTTTTGAATCTTTAGCCAAGGTCGAACTGTATAAATATGGCACCAGAAGCGTATTAGATATTGAAGAAATCAAAACGGCACTCCAGATAGTTCCTCGCACTATTATCGCCCTTCTTATCAGAGAGCTTAGTCCCATGAATGTGGGTGATACCAAAGAAATTCCTCTCCTTGTGGGCGTTAATGCTATGATTAGGGCTACTAAACATGAGAGAGATTGTTTTAGTGGTGATGTTGAAGAAGATTCCAAGAAAATAGCAGAATTCAAATTTAGATCCTTGCCTGGGGTTGGCTTGATAATCATGTCCGCCTTTGAACTTTACGATATGGAGAATCTGATTAACTCTCCAAGTGCATCAGATTTGCCAATGGCACCTGCCCCACTTTCACAGCCTAATTTCGCAGAAGATATCGACAGTAAAGTACAAAAGCTCATAGATGAAAGATTGGCCCTTCACAGTCTTGTTGAACAGGTTGTAGAAAAAAAGATAGCACACAAAGATGCTATTCACCAGATGATGTTGGCTAAGCTTACAGAAGAAATCAGTTCTTTAAAAAATAAGATGGTAGTTGTGTCTGCCAAAACAGAATTGGCTAGAAAAGAGGCAGAAGTGGCTAAACAACTAAATCCAGCTGTATTTGAGATTGAGGAAGAAAAAGAAACGCCCACTCCTATGAAGAAAAGTCGGCCTTTGCAAGAATTCTTGGAAAAGAGAAAGAAACCTAAAGAATTCTCTGTACAGATGGCAAAGGGAGAGATGGTTTCTTGTCCAGATTGTGGCAAGGACATTTTTAATGGAAACTCACTAACTCCTTGTATTTGTTATGGAGATTATGGTAAAATATTTTTGAAGAAGACGGAGAATGGAATAAAAGTTAGATTCTCTAGAAGTTGGGATATTGATAATATAGAAATGTTATTAGAAGTATTGAGAAAAAAGAATAAACATGTCTAAAAAAATTACAATAGAAGAGATCCAAAAAAGAATTTTGAAGATTCACGGGAATACTATTGTTTTAGATATAGACACTTACGTAGATACTCATACTCGTGCACGTTTTATAGATAGGGAATGTGGAGAATGGTGGGCTATACCAAAAAATGTGTATGGTTTAAAGAATGGTCACCCAAATAAAAGAGCAAAAAAAATAAGTAAATCAAAAACTTTAACTATAGATCAGGTAAAAGAAAAAATAAGAGAAAAACACGGAAATTCTGTTATTTTGATTGAATCTACCTATATAAACACTATTACAAAATGTAAATTTATAGATGAAAAATATGGTGAATGGGAAACTGTTTCACTTAATGTTTTGTATGACAACTGTAGGCATCCCAATGGCGGGAAAGAAAGGCGAGAAAATGCTCTCTTAAAGAGTTATGGCGTAAAAAATGCCACTCAAAATAAAGAGATAGCCTTGAGGGCTGCTAAAAGTGCCAAAAATACTTATATAAAATTCCACTGGAAAACGAATGAAGAACTTGTGTGTCAAGGTTCTTGGGAAGCAAAGGTGGTGGATTATTTTAATACCAACAAAACCGAGTACGATTGGCAATCTAAAACATTTGCTATGCCAGATGGTAAAACTTATAGACCTGATTTATTTTTAATTAATGAAAATAAATGGGTAGAAATCAAGGGAAGATTTAGAATTACGGACAAGTTAAAATGGGAGTGGTTTAAATCTGAAAACCCTACAGCAGAAGTCTGGCAAAAAAGTAAGCTAAAAGAAATGGGAATTTTATAACATGGATAAATCAGATAACATTGTATACATATCTTACGATGCGGATAGTGCGGGTCGCAAAATCGGTCAAGCGGTTTTGAACGATGATCCTGATGAAATGTCCAGAATTTCTGAACGCATTAAGGTCGGCAACGATCTGTTTAGCCGATGGGCAAAAGAACGAGATGGTAAGCAATATTCTTCTGGTGGCGATCAAGGCGTATACGCTATTGATAAAAAGCATGTTGAAGGATTGGAAAAGCTAAGAAAGGATTACCACTATCTTACCGGCTTAACCGTATCTATAGGAATAGGTGTCCATCTATCCGAATCGGGACAAGCCCTCTTAATGGCAAAGTTAAAAGGGAAAAATCAGATAGTGTCTTTTGACAAAGAAACAAAGAAAGAGATTCAGCAAATAAAAAAGCGAGTTAAGAAAGGAAAATTTAAGTCCATGGAAGAATATAAGATTGCAGAATCTTACCTGGACAAATCTGAGGCGGTTAAATCTATGAAAAAAGCTGAAAGTATCAATAATCAGAAATTAGAGGATGCTACTGAAACCGCCAATTATCAAGAGAAGCCAGAGGCTACTCATGATGATTGTGAATATTGCAATCATCAAGAGAAGCCAGAGGCTACTCATGATGATTGTGAATATTGCAATCAAACTGATGGGATTGATCCTAATCATTGTGAATTTTGTCATGATGCTGAAACTGCAGAAGGTGAAGAGCCCTGCGAATTTTGCGATAGTTCAAAAGAATTAAATAATCCCGAAGCGTGTGAGTTTTGCAATAGTGCTGAAACTCCAGAAGGCGAAGAGCCTTGCAAATTTTGTAGTTATGATGAGCCAGTAGATGAGGCGTTAGATTTTCCTGAGTTGGCAGAACAAGATGATGAATTTGCTAATGCCCCTGAAAACCAGGGCTATGGAGAAAATGTAAAAACTCATCCAGACGGTCTTGGTACGAGCCCTGATTCCAACAATGATCAAGCTCCCGCTGGTTCGCCAGAAGAACATGAGCAATATGAAAAAATGGGAATGACTCCGCCAATGATAGGAAAGCCTACTTCTGAAGATCATGCCCCGCTCGGCCAAAATGCTCCCATGGCCTATGGTGCTGCTCCAGAATCAGCTAATGAAGATCCAGATGCAGAAACATTGGCCTATCAAGATCCTAGGGCCGCTGAAGGGGAAGCTGCAATAGATCCAGAAGATAATCATTCTAAAGAGGCCTTACTATCTATCGCTAGTGAAATAGAAAATGATGGTAATCCTCCCGCCCATGAAGCTGACAGCATAGACGATACTCAAATTACTAATGATAGAATGGAAGGCAACACTAGTAGGCCAGATGGGTTCGAACAAAACACTCCTAGTGATATGGGCACAGCTGGTCCTAATAATACCGATCCAAATGATAACGAACCAGACTTTTATGGTGTTTTAGAGGAAGGTTTGAATCATGACGCCGATGGTATTCAAAAAGAAAAGGCTATCAAGTCTGTTTCTCAAGCACTAATGCAATTCAAGGGCTGTAAAGATATGCTAGAACAGTCTAAGGCTCAGATGCCACAACTTTATCAGGCTTCTATTTCTATGCTAAAAGCCATGATTGAAATGGCTACTATGCTCGGATTAGGACAAAGCGGGGCCGGATTAGGACAAGAATCAGGACAAAATTCTGAATTAGGACAAACACAAGAATCTCTGATGCCAGAACAACCTGAGCAATCGGCACAGCCCCAACAGGAGAATGACTGGCATGAGCCCTTTCCTACACATCCAGATCAGGGTGGAGAAGCTAAGCCCGGTCACGCGCCGTCTAGCAATGAAGAGGAGGATTCTCCCTCCCCACAGTCCCAAGCCGGTAGCGTAGGAACGCCTATCGGCAAATTATCAGCCAAACACACTACCGAACACGTTGCTAGAAATCCGATGCCAATAGGAGCAATCAATGTTTCTGGTCAGCAGAAGGTTATGGATGATCAGGGTAAAATAAGATTCATCGATAGAAAGCAAGGTCTTGTTATGGGTCCGTCTGGGGTTCCCGTAAAGCCTCCAAAAATGGGCAATGAAGTTTCTAAAAATAGGTAAGAAATGTCTTTAAGAATTAAGATAGATGTTCAATCTATTTCAAAGCAATTAAAAGAATATGCTATGGAAGCAGAAGCAGATATGAGGAAAGGGGTAGCCAATCTATCTGCTTTATCTCATGCTAAAATTAGAGATCTAGCTGCAGAAAAATTACATTCTACCAGAAATACATTTTTAGACAATCTATCTCAAGTAGAGGAAGTGGTTCCTGGCGTATTTGTTATAACATTGAATGAAGCAGCATTATTTATAGAAGAAGGGATGGAAAGACATGATATGAAGCCCGATCTTTTAAAGAAGAATGCTAAAGTGGGCAAAAATGGAAGATATAAGATAATTCCATTCGAACATTCTAAACTTCCGCAGAACATGACTGGAAAAGAACAGAATATAGTACAACAAATTAAACAGAAATTGAAGGAAGAAAAAGTACCATTTAAGAAAATTGAATATGACGCAAAGGGAAATCCTAAAACAGGAAAGCTTCATAGTTTTAATTGGGGTGGAGAAAGGCCCGGCAAGGGCAATACTGGAGTCCTACAAAGAGTTAGTATTTATCAATCAAAAGGGCCTACAGGAAATATTCGTAGAGATATAATGACATTTAGAACGGTGAGCGAAGGACAGACAGATAAGTGGTACCATCCAGGAATTAAAGCGGCGAAAATATTAGATGAAGCTGGAGACTGGGCTGAAAAAGAATTTTACAATTCAATACTTCCAGAAATCATTGCAAAATGGAATGGTAGATAAACAATAATCCTTTTACAGATTTCATTTTCCCTTTACAAACTTTCACTATATCACTATTGTCACATTTATTTTTTGCAGCTGCTTCTATAATTGAATTATAGATTTCCAAAATAATCCTGTCTGAATTAATTTTTGCTACCCTCTTATTGTTTGTAATAGGTTTATTTTTTGGTATTGATTTTTTTCTCGGTAGTACTGCATCTATTTTTTTATTTTTAAAAAATTTCCACTGATATCCGCCAGCACTTTTTTTCTTTCCTTTACAACATTTTCCTATATCGGAATTGTTAATATTGGTAATTAAAAAAGCATCTGCGCTAGAAGAATGTTCTTTTATAAAAAAACCATCTTTCGTATATTGATATACAGGGATAAGGTGTGCCTCTCTTATTTTTCTTTTTTGATCTGCGCTGTGTTTCCTACCTTTTCCGGCTTTAGACAAAAGTTTGCGGGTTTCATCTGATATAAAACTCCCCCTACCATTACCTCCACTTGATAAGTTATAGCCATTTTTCATAGAATTATAGTATTCTATCCAATAAATTTCTTTATTATTGAGATCTTCCAATGAATCTGCCGTATCTATAGTCTCTATTTTAAAGTTTTCAACCCCATATTTTTTGATAGCAAAAGAAAGTTTTCTACATCCTCTATCGGGCTTTAAGTGATATTTAAAATGTTCTAAAACTCTTTCTTCTACCGTTCTAGTAGTTTGACCTATATAGCTTTTGCCATCTATGATATTAGTAAGTTTGTAGACATACATATAGAAAAGATTGTGTTAGGCATTTCGAAAATGGGAATCTCATACACTAATCTTAATATAAATATTCAAATAAATCAATAGGGTAATTATGGGATTTTTTCCGTCAGATGCAGTGCTACAAACGGTCGTTAGGCTGTTTTTAGATGATATGCGCAATAATATATGGTTGATCGATCATATGATGGAAGATTTTGTCAAAAATCCTTATCTCAAGAAAGCATATGGTCAGAAACAGATCGATGCATGTAAGGAATTTCTCCTTAATAATCAAATAGATGTTTATGTAGGATGGCAATCTGGCAAAATAAAACCACCATGTATTTCCATAGGATTAGGGCCGATGCCAGAGCGCGAAGGTCTAAAATTCATGGCCGATAAGGATACGGAAGAGATTGTTCTTCTTCCTAATGAGATTGGTAAACCGATAGCCTATATGGTTAAACCCTTTGTTCCTACTGGTTACGATGAAACCACAGGGGAATTGGGATTACCAACAAATATAGAGATAGACCAGATAGCTCCTGGGATGGTTTTAGTTAACCCAACCAATGCTATTGGATA